TTATAGAGACCTCGCCAGTTTGCCATCAGATGGATTACCGCCCAATATCTTATTGATAAAGGCCAATCCTTTTTGAGTTACCAGAGTTTTCACCACTATAAATCCGGGGTGATTGTTCCGGGTGATGAACTGCTCCTTTAGCTCGAAGTAACCGGCATTGACGTATTGCTGCTTCGGCTCGTTCCTGTTTGCGAAGAATATGCCTTTCTCCTTTAGCTTTTGAAAGAGGGTATTCCGGCCGTATCCGAGATTAAGGATTTTTGCTGTTTGTCCGATATCTACTTTGTCGGCGGTTTCAAATGCTTTGTCTGCAAAATCAGCTTTCGGTTGCAGCCGGTTTATTGTCCGGTTGGCCTGTTCGATCTGTTCCGCTTGTTTAGCGGCCAGCATAAGAGCTTCGGAATATGACTGCGGGATTTGGAAGCCTCCGGTCTGCTTGGCTTCTTCCAGTTCTTCCCAACGGTCAATGATCTTTTCACGCAATTTAGCATCATAACCGGAAGCCAGGATAAGACAGCCTTTCTTGGTGAGGTTGTAGCAGGGTAATTTTCTACCGGTAGAGTCTTTATATTCACTCAATCCAAAATTGGATGCAGTAACACCTTGTGAAAGTAAGTTTCTGATATCACGCATAATATGTGCGTGCTGTTTCCCTGTAAGTTCTGCTATTTCAATAGAACTCATTGTATCCGTATCGTGGATTAACGTACTTAATACAGCAATGTTATTGCCGTTTGAGTAATTTTCATTCAACTGTAGCATAATCAATGAAAATTAGTTGTTAATAAATAAAGAAAGCAGAGAGTTTCTCCAACTTGCTACAGTTCCATATTGGCTTAGGGGCGAATATGTACGGAGAAACCTCTGCTTATATTTTAGGCAGTAGTCTACAATAGGGCATAAAAAATCCCCTAACCAAATATGTATATAAAACTGTAGCACTGCAAATGTAGGAATAAATTTCATCCCAGCAACTAAATTCTTGATTTTTTTTGATAAAACTACTTCTGTTTTCATACGAATTATATATTAATATTGGTTTAGTATTTCTTTGTACGGTTAAGGTCTTATCCGGCTATGGCAACTTTGTATTGCCTATCTATGGCTTCTGTTATCCTGCCATAGGCTTGTTTGTTTTCTTCTTTAAAGCCTATCCCGGTATCGTCAATAAATATCTCGTGCGCCAGAACCACATAAGCGGTATTCTGCACATAGATGGATAACTCTGATCTTTCCGGCCGGGAAGAGACGGATATTATAATGTCGCTCTTTGCGATCAGCTTCTCGATCATGATCCGCTGGATTCCTTTCAGTACGTCTAATGTTGTCATGACTATTTTCTTTTAATATTTATCCATTTGCCACTTAAAACATCTATCGCATTATCAATAGGAAGTGCTATAGACTGATCACAAGGTAATCCATGATAGCCTGCTGGATCGTAAATGTGAAATTGTGCGCCTGATCCGTCTTCGTGAAATCGAAAATCCAATAGATTATTCCTTTCGATCGCCTCTCTTACTTTTTCTGTTAATTCTTTATTGTCCATATCGTGTATATTATTAATGTATTAATCCCCTGAATAAACTCTATTGGCATACAGGCTTTCCATTCCTACGTGCGTTAACACGATATTGCTTGCAACGCGACGTACCTCAATCTCTTTCTGGAATGCTGCACGCTGTTCAGCAAGTCTTACCATTGCTTTTTCTGATGCCCATGCTTGCTTTAGGCATGATCCGAATGTCCGGCCGTACTTCTTGCATTCTTTGTAGAGCTTGTGAGCCGATTTCATGATTTCGCTACGATTGTATTTCTGTGTTGCCATTGCTTTATTGTTTTATTATTACAATGCAAATGTGGTACTTTTATACCACATAAACAAGCAAATGTTGTATTATAGTATGACTTTTAACTTTAATTAGTGATATGATCGTACCACATCTTTGATATTAATATATCTTTGCAAAAACAAAATTTATAAAGTATGATTGATCAATTAAAAATTAAAGAAGCCATCAAAAATCATGGCACATCAATTAATGAAGTTGCTGAAAAAATGGGTATATCTCGTTTTACTCTTAGTAGCCATGTGAATGGCAATCCATCAACAGAAATTCTTTTAAGAATAGCAGATGCGATCGGTTGTCCGGTAACGGACCTATTCGAACAACCTAAGAAAGGCTCTCTTTCTATCACATGCCCTCATTGTGGGAAAGATATCAGCATAAAGATTGAATAACATGTTATCAAATATGTTTTAAGATTAACCTTTGTTCGTTTTTATCTATTACCTTTGCGGCTAAATACTAAACCAATATTAAAATGAAGAGAATATTATACGCCATTACTATTATGGCTTTTTTGTTTTGCGCTTGCTCGGAAGACAAGAAAGAACCTATAGATGTTTTAGAACCTGACATTTATGATATAGAAAAGGAGATACTTGAACTTACAGGGTGTAAGCCTGATGACGCAAAAAGTATAAAATCTTTCAAACTTTTTAAAGACAATGCCGGAGAAAAATATTTATATGGATCAAAGCTATCAGATGGCTTAGAAAGTTTTTGGATATCTAAGTTTTCAGAATCAGGAAAACAGCTATGGGAAGTTGTTCATAGATCAAATTTGGTATCGAATGCTTATAATCCGGTTGAAATAAGCAACGGGAGTTTGGTTGTAGGTAATGCTATAAAAAAATCTGATTTGGATGTTGTTGGTTTATCTCCTGTGATTATAAACAAAGATGGGAATGCAAATTATATAAAAGTGTTCGATGACAATTATATCTATTCGGATGTTAGTGTTTATGAAGACTTTTTCTTTACAACAGTAAGTAGGCATGAGATGGATGCAAATAAAAATGCAGCAAATCGTGCAGCTCAAATTAGCAATAATGGTGAAGTCATAAGGTTATTACCAGGTGGTACAGATCAACTTTCATTTCCTAAAAAGGATGATAAATACATATGGGTTAGTGATTCAATTTATGTAACAATAAATACAAATAATGTAAATAAATATACTGTTTTAAGCAGTTCTTATTCCCCTATATGGTCATTCCCTGTAAGTTTGCCTGATTATAATCCTGCGAAATGAACTTGACATTAAAAGATACAATCCTTGTCGCTTCTTACTATTTGGATTATGCTGATAATGTAAAGGATACAATTTCGTACAATATTTCTCCTTTTACCGGGAAAGAAGTAGTTGAATTGGAAGATATGTTTTTGGCAGAAAAAAGTAAAACGGTCAAAAAAGGCGATTCTTTTACTATTAAATTGGTTTTTGTACCAGAGAATGCCGGTAATATAAATATAGTATGGGAATCATCAGATCAATCTGTAGCAACCGTAGATAGATTTGGCAAAGTAACAGCTCAATCGGCCGGTAAATGTGTTATTAAAGCAAGAACTGAAGATGGTAAATTTGAATCAACTTGTGATGTTACAGTTCTGGAACCCACAATTGAAGATTTTATTAGGGTTGGAGTATCTGGTTCTATTATTAATGTAGATGGACTTATTCTATCTGCAAATATAATTGCATCTTTTTATAATGGCAGTGACAAGATGGTGCAGGTAGATAGGGTCGAAATTTACGACACGATGACAAATAAGGTTATTTGGCAAAAAGAAAATTGTGGGAATGTATTAAAAGAACAATCTTTAGAATACAAGTTAATGTTGAATAGTGTCTATAGGCCTCTCCTTATCTGGCACTACACCTCCGAAGGGAAGAAGTACGAGGTGGAGTGTAAGATGTAGCGAAAGCCCGGTTGTCCGGGCTTTTTTGTTAGTCCTAATTGTTGTTTGCCCCATCGAACCAACCCCCTTTTCTGCATGATGAATAATTAAATATTGCCAATCGGTAGAAAAATAGTTATCGTTTTATTTGTAGATAGTAGAAAAATAGTTATCTTTGTGATGTCGAATCTTCGTTGTAAGAAGAGTTTTTTTAATATTAAAAAAGGAGGTTCAGGTGGTAATGAAAGTAAAGGAAGTGATTTCCTTACTGGAGGATGAAGGATGGGAGCTCATCCGGATGCGCGGGGATCACCGGATATATTATAGAAAAGGAGCCAGAAGGCCTATAGTTATACCGGGAAATCTTAGCGATGATCTGAAAGACGGGACATTAAATTCCATTTTAAGGGAGGCAGGACTTAAATAGTCCTGCTGTTTCTGAACTTCTTTACAAATCAAGATTATCAGTTTTTTATTGTGGCGCAAATATGGAAAATAAAACATTAACGATTATTATCGAAAGAGCAGAAAACAATTATTCTGCATTTATCGAAGGGCTGGGCGGAATTGTTGCTTCCGGCAGGTCTGTAGATGAGATTAAAATGAACATGGTAGGGGCTATAGACGCCTTTATTGAAGAATGCAAAGAATTAGGCTGTGAAGTACCGGAAGAACTACAAGGAGATTACGAATTGTGTTTTAAAATGGATGTAAAGTCTCTCTTAGACTTCTACTCTGGTATATTTTCTAAGGCTGGATTGGAGCGTATTACGGGCATAAACCAAAAGCAATTATGGCATTATGCTTCAGGTAACAGGAATCCAAGACCTGAACAAAGCGTAAAACTTGAAAAGGCCTTGCATAAATTGGGTGAAGAACTCCTTTCTATATCATTATAAGCCTCCCTTGAAATTATGCGCTGTCAAGAAATTGGCGGCGCATTTTTTGTATATAATAAACATTCTAAAGGTGTCGAATTCGATGCCTTTAAACCATCAGGGCTTAACAGGTTTAGGTACGAGGTGGAGTGTAGGGTTGGGGAGTGAGACTTTTTACATAATTTTATTGCATAATATTGCACGCATGTGGAATATTTGTGTAGATTTGCGTATGTTATATCAGGCATAACAATGAGTGCAACAAGAATACATATCAATCCAAACATCCTTATTTGGGCTATTGAAAGGGTTGGGAAGACTGTCGATGAATACATTGAAGAAAATCCCAAATTCCAATATTGGCTGGATGGGAGTAAGTTGCCTACATTTAAAAATGTCGAGCAATTTGCACATAAATTCTATGTTCCACTTGGTTATATGTTTCTTGATAATCCTCCAGAAGAAACATGCCCTATTCCATTCTTTCGCAGCATAGATGATAAAGCTCATAACATTAATGTTTATGACACCATTAAAGAAATGCAGGAACGGCAAGAATGGCTGTCTGATTATTTAAAAAAGAGTGGCTTTGACAAAGTTGGCTATGTCGGGACTTTTACCCCTCATGATAAGATCCAGAGCGTTTGCGATAGAATAAGAGAAATATTAAATTTACCTTATAATTGGGCTTTTGGGTATAATCAGATTGATAGTGCTTTAAAGCACATAACAGGAAGGATTGAAGATTGTGGCACTATTGTCAGTTTTAATAGTGTAGTAGGGTTTAATAATACTCGTCCTTTGCCTGTGAAAGACTGTAGAGGATTTGCGTTAATAGACGATTATGCTCCTTTTATTTTCGTAAATAGCAAAGATGCAAAAGTTGCACAAATGTTTACTTTGATTCATGAGTTTGCTCATGTTTTAACAGGGTATAGTGCAGGAGTAGGCGAAGCTGAAACGGAGTCTTTATCTGAAACGGAACGGTTTTGCGACAAAGTCGCAGCTAATTTTTTAGTGCCGGACTTATTATTAAAAGAGGAGTGGGATAGTGGTTTAGGCGAGAACTACGAAGTGTTATCTAAGAAGTTTAAAGTAAGTCGCTTTGTTATTGCTCGTAGAGCTATGGAATTGGGATTTATTTCAAACGCAAGGTATTTCTACTGCATAAAAAAATGGAAAAATGAAGCACTTCAGGATGTAGCTAAAAGTGCTTCCGGGGGTAATTTCTATCTATCTGCAATAAAGAAAAGCAGTCGTACCTTTTTGGCTCATGTAAATAATGCCTTGAATAGGGATATGCTATTGCACATGGATGCATATAGATTAACCGGGCTAAAAGGTGATACCTTTCACAAAATATTAAACTCTTCATCCTTTGTCTAATTATGAAGTACATTATAGATTCAAACTGTTTTGTGACTCCACATCGCACTTTTTGTCCAACCGATGTAGGCGTAAGTTTTTGGAATAAAATTCGTTTGCTTGCAGAAGAAGAGAAGATATGTAGCCTCGATAAAGTGAGGGATGAGCTGTATAGCAATAGCGACGATTTAAAAATATGGATGACGAGTAATTTAAGCGAAGATTTCTTTTTGCCTTTTGATAATAATTTTTCCATTCAAAGGTTATCGATTATCACTCAGTGGGCGGCATCCAATTCCTTTTATACTTCCAAGGCAAAAGAGAAATTTCTTCGTATGGATAAAGCTGATATCTATTTGGCTTCATTCGCATCTGTGAATCCACAAGAATGGACAATTGTATCTATGGAAAGATCGGCCCCAAATAGCACAGGAGAAATAAAATTGCCTGACGTTTGTAGACAATATCATGTTAAATGTATTCAGATACAAGAGATGTTCAGAGAAATAGGAGACGTTTATTAAGATGAAAAATAGATGATGATAAAATCAGAAGAAGATAAAGAACAGAAGCCGGAATAACCTCCGGCTTTTTTATTTTTCACTGGTTACAATTTTTCACTGGCGCCCTCCGATTGCCTCGGTGGGGTTCCGCCCTCCGATTGCCTCAATAACCTTATTGTTTTATAACAAGTTCAATGCCAAGATGTCTTAGCATTGCCTCTATTTTTTCTTGGCCAATGTTCATCTTACCGTTAAGAAAAAGAGACATGGCACTTTTGCTAATGCCAATAACATCCGCGAGGTCCTTTGACTTGATCTTACGGATGTTCATTGCTTCTTTTATTTTGCTTCGGATCATTTTTTCAACATTTCATTTCTCATTTCTTCTATAGCCTCGACTGTGTTGGGATAAACAGCCCATCCCGCTCTTAACAACCTGATCTTGCTATCGCATTTTTCATTTACGATAGCATTACTAATATCTTTATACACGTATTTTAGTGATCTGTATTCGTTGTAAGAGATTCTTCTAACGTCGCTCAAGCATATTTCATCATCACCGCCATAACCTACTATAGTACCTTCATAGTAGTATTTTTTACGACCATAAGCCCCAGAAACGGCAAATGAGCCTATTTCTTCCATATAACCAACCTGGGCCATTGAAACACCGCATTCATATTGCCTTGTCCGAGTGTTAAAAGATTGCCCGCATTCCGGGGCTTCACCGTATCTGTATCCTACTATTTTACTACCTATGATATTCATGACTTGTTCGTTTTATTATTACACTACAAAGATAGTACTTATTTAAGTAATACCAAACTTTTATGCAATAAAAATTTAAGTAATACCAAACTTTAACATTTTAGAGCATTATTGAACCCGTGATATAGAGTAATCTTTATTTTCTCTCCTCAAACACCTTCCTAAGCCTCTTCAGCCTCAGTATATCACTCGCAAAGGTAGGATTATCCCAATTCCTTTTCACCGACCTAACATGCACATCAATATACTTGCGCAAATCAAATATGTTCTCGCACTCGCTAAGTCTTATTTCGTTAAATGTGACCTGGTAGTTTTCAAACCAGTCTATAAGCTGTCTTAGTTCTTCGTTCATACTATATCGACTTTTTTATGGAAAACTTCAGCGATTTTGGATAGTGTATCTATCCCTACATTGTATTTCCCAAGCTCTATCCTTGCTATATGTCCCTGGTCAAGTCCAGACATCTCTGCCAACTTTGCTTGAGAAATACCAGTTTCCTTGCGAATATCGGCAATACGCTTCCCTATACGTTCTCTTTCATTCATTTTGCTTCAGGTTTTTAAGTTTATCCTTGATTGCCTCCAGCATATTAAGCGAAGTTGCTATAATCTTGCGTTCGTTATAGTCTACGCCGGCTTCGGTAAGGTTGTGACGATTCCCTTTAATCAGAGTGTCTAAAAAGTCTATACATTGCTTGTCAGTCGGGCTTGATGTATTAACTTCTACGGTGTTAATCTCCGTATAGTACTCCATGGCTTTCTTTAAGAGTGAACGCTGAGCGGCAGGAGTTGGATTTTTGCCAATAATGCGTTTTATCTCCATCCTTACACGGATGACGTTCCGCTCTTCGCCAGTTCGGACGGTGTCAGATATTTCTTCCTGGCAATGGGTATAATCTATTTTCCCGACAAACCCATTGTCGATATCAGTACAGGTGATAAAATCGCACTCGCCAAGATTGTGAGCACGATTATTATCGAGAATGAACAGGGGTATTTCTCTTTTTGCCATAATTAGTTTTTTTATTTTACTAAATAATAATCATCGCTTTTCAAAAAGTCAGCCCAATCGTTAGCTGTATTGTGAAGGCAAGAGTTAAACTCTTCCTTACTCAATTGAACAGTTCTATATTTAGAACCTTCAACTCTTATTGTGAAGGTTCTTTTGCTGTGATTAGCTTTCACGTTGATTTCTCTTCCTGTGATCGTTTTCATGACTATAAGTGTTTTCTAATTATAATTTAATGCTATTTGATTCTGCAAACTTTGCAAGCACATAAGCTTGTTTTTCGCTTATACACATCTTACGAAGTGCTTGTGATACGATACTCTTAACTATATCTGTTGCATTATCATGATCTGACAGAGTGGTAAGAGAATATGGATTATTTTGTGCCATATCCATAAGAAGAGATTTCTCGATCTTATAATCGTAAGAAGATTTTGACGGTTTTCTGTAGGTCTTAGCTTTTGGCATTTCGTCAATTTCTATTACTGTAACGTTTTGTTTTGCAAACATATTCAATTTGCCTCTGGAATCTTTACAAATGAAATAATCACCTCTTTCTCCTGTAATTTCAAATGTTACGTTGTTTGATATAATCGCTTTCATTTTCTTACGCCGCTTATAGGTTGCCGCCCTGTTCTAATTGATTACACTACAAAGATAATGTAATATATTACATTGACAAAATAATAACGAGAAAAAATAATATGTTGTTTAGCATATTTTTTTGGCAATAATCTTGTTAATATTGAATTTATTTGTAATTTTGCACTAACGGCCTTCATTTAAAATCAAAAACTATGTCTTCGCAACAGGGGCCGTTTATTACCCCGAAGAAACAGATTGATGTATTTTGTCCAATTCATGGGAATTGGCTTGGACATTATGATTATGGCAGTACAGGATCATATTACTGCTGGTGTAAAAGGTGCAAAAAAGAAATCAAAATCATAATGGGAAAATGAAGTTGACAATCAAACAAGAAAATTTTTGCAATTACTATGTCGAATGCGGGAATGCTTCGGAGGCTTACCGTCGGGCTTATTCATGCGATAGAATGAAGCCTGGAATAGTAAATCGGAAAGCAAAAGAATTGATGGATAACGGCAAGATCGCGGCAAGAGTAAAAGAATTGCAAAATGAGCGGAAAGAGCAATCAGACATTACGAAAGAAAAAATTCTGTCGGAACTGTCAAACATTGCATTCTCTTCTATAGCGCATTTGCATAATACATGGATTGAGCGCAAAGACTTCGAGCTTCTTACTGAAAAGCAGAAGTCTTCAATTAAGAGCATATCAACAAAAATCTTAAAGAAGAATGTCGGAACTAATGAAGATCCCGAAATTATAGATGTGGAATATGTTAAGATAGAATTATATGACAAAATCAAAGCGATAGAGCGTATCTGCAAGATGCTTGGCTATGATGAGCCAACCGTTTTGGATCTAAGAAATGCCCTCGTCCAGATTGATACAGGAATTGATTAATGTTCTATTTTTAAGATATTATTTGGCCTTGTTAGAAAAATATCGGGGTTTATAATTTTAGTAGTGTTCTAAATTTTAGATTTTGTGGATAAGAAGATAATCAGTTATAAAAGATTCAATCCAAATTTTCATCATTTGAGAGTTGCACTTAAGAATGATGATTATAGGTTTGCTTTCCTATATGGAGGCTCTTCTTCAGCAAAATCTTTTTCTATATCCCAGGCTTTCATTTTAGAATGTATAGAGAACGGATATAATATTATGGTATTCAGAAAAACTGGAGCCACTATATCCGATAGCATTTATAAGACATTTACCGAAGCGATAAAAACTTTAAAACTCGATGATTTCTTTAAGCCTCAAGAGAATCTTATAAAATGTTTCAATGGCTCATACATTACATTCAAGGGATTAGATGATCCGGAGAAGATCAAAGGTCTTGAAAGTTATCAGTATGTTTTCTGTGAGGAAATATCAGAATTTGAAGAAAGCGATTTTAAGCAGATAAGAAAGCGTCTCCGGGGACGGAAGGGGCAAAAGATAGTAGCAGCGTTCAATCCTATTTTAGAAGATCATTGGGTTAAGAAAAACATATTCGACAAAGAGCAACTAATCGAGGTCGACAATCATTTATATGGAAAATTAAAGGACAATCTAACGGGGAACATCCTAAATAAAGAATATTCCGAGATAGCTCAAAAATGGACCAACTCTCCTAAGCCGGTTTTCAATCCTCGAAATAAAGAGTATGAGATGCATAATCCCGACATGGTTATTATGCAGTCTACTTACTTAAACAACTTTTGGGTTGTTGGATCTCCAGATGGGACCTATGGTTTTTATGACGCTCAAGTAATAGCTGATTTTGAAAAGGACAAAATCAACGACTATTCGTATTACCAGGTGTATGCATTAGGAGAGTGGGGCACAATCAAAACCGGTGGCGAATTTTTCAGAAACTTTGAAATAGGTAAGCATGTAGGTAGGTATGAGTATAAAAAAGATTATCCTATCCATCTAACTATAGATAACAACGTACTCCCATATATATCTATCGGGTTCTGGCAGATCATTCCAGGTGACATCAATAAAGTAATGCAAATTCATGAGATACCGGCTGAAGAGCCTTTTAATACCGTGTCTAAGGCTTCAGAGATGGCTGTATCTTATCTACATGATATTGGTCACGCTGATAAGGTTTATATGTATGGAGACGTCTCTACTAAGAGCGGGAATACAATAGATGATGATAAGTTATCCTTTTTTGATAAATTCAAAGCAAAATTAGATGCTTCTTTTGTTGTTGAAGAAAAAATGCCGAAATCAAATCCATCTGTGGCAATGTCAGGCGAGTTTATTAATGCCATCTATTCAGGTGTTATAAAAGATATAGAGATCGGCATAGATGAAAGCTGTAAGGTATCAATCAACGATTACTCGCGTGTCAAGAAAGATGTGAATGGGGCAATCTTAAAATTGCGCATCAAGAACAAGGATACTGGACAAACCTATGAACAGTATGGACATTTTAGCGACACAAAGAGATATTTTATAGCAGAAGCCTTCAACAAGGAATATACAAAATTCTCCCTTAGAAGGAATAGGAACAAAATTAAAGATTCGGCAATGAAATATTATGATAAATCTAAGACAGACCTATCTAAAGGCTATGGCATAGTAGAAATCAGCCCTTCTATCAACTTAAAGTTTGTATTTGTGCGCGCGGTAGTGAAAGATGGTTATTGCTATATTGTAAAGGCAACGCTGTCTGATGTAGTCGTGGAAGAGTCGGGAATACCTGCGTTAATCGTTCCAGGAGACAAGGTTCAAGTCGAATGCGATCCTTCACTTGCTGTTTACGTCAGGAATTTGAGAACACACATTCAAGATATTCGTGGGAGGAAGCCTTTTCCGGACCCTAAAAAAAGGATATCTGCACAGATAGATTATATACGAAATAAAATATTCATACCAAGTGATTATGATTCAGATCCTCTTTTTGAGGCATTTATTGAAAACGTGCTTGAGTATGATGACAAAGATAATATTGAAGCTATAAACTCATTAGCCGCTTTGGCGGACAGAATTCAAAGAAGTTTATGAATGTAGTAGTTTTTATTCTTAATTATTTGTTTGTCTGAAAATAACACGTATATTTGTAGCACATAAACGGAAATAAAGAGCCAAAGAGCCATTCCTGGTAGAAATACTGGGGATGGCTTTTTTTGTTTGTACAAAAATGAAATATCCTTCATTCAAAAAACTTGCTTTTTGGAAATCTGATAAAAATGTCAGTACAAAGTCTTTGTCTATGGTAGGAAATGTGAATGCTGTAGAGAAAGATCAAGCAGGGAACATTTGGTATATAAATGCAATATCAAAAGGGTTACAGCAGCTTATTGGTGGCAAATCGGATGTCTTTGACATGCTTAATCTGGCTGATAAGAGAAGAGCTTTGATCGCCTGTACTCCCTTCGCGAGCGTTGTTGAAAGATGTGGTTCTATGTTTTCCAACGGGCGATTTTACGTAACTGACAAAGACGATAACGAGCATCTCGATAATGGGGACAACAAATATAACAAAATAAGGGCCTTACTTAAGCAGCCTAACCCAATTCAAAGCGGGAAACAATTTAATAAGCAGGTTGAAATCAGCCTTAAAACGTTTGGCTTTTGTCCGATCTATACCTTTAGAGCATTGAGGTCTGAGATTCCTGTTTCTATGTGGATTATCCCCCCTGAACTTTTTCATGCAGAAATAAACTCGAATATCTGGAAGAAATCAAAAGTCGAAGATATTATTAAAAAGGCATGGATTGAATGGGGAAGTGAAGATATTTCTCTTGAAAGTGATGAATATTTTATCGTTTCAGATGCAAACGCAAATATTAGCGTAACGGAATCAGAATTGTCTTATAGCCATATAACAGACTCTCTCACACGTCCGGTCAACAATTGGATCGCTCAAATGATTGCAAGAGGCACACTGATTGTCGATGGAGGTCCAAAGGGTGTCTTATGTGACAATACCAATGGTGATGTCTATGGCGATAGCTCGTTAAATCCGGCTGAAGTAGATAAACTCAACGAAAGCTTTAAGAAGAAATATGGGGTTGTGAATAAACTGTTTTCCATCCTTGTTACTACTGCGAATGTAAAATGGGTCCCAATCACAGGCAATTCAGAAGATTTAAAGCTGTATCAAGAAGATAAAGAATGCCGCAATGCTATTTGTAACGCATTAGGATTAAACCCTAATGTTTTAATTTCTGATAGTACTTATGATAATCAGAACGGTGCAAAAAGAGATGCATACCAAGATTTGGTAATTCCAGATTCGGAGAATTATTGCGAAGCCTTAACAAAGGCTATAGCTGGCGAAGATGGTATTATTATCCGATTGGATTATTCTCACATATCCGTATTGCAGGAAGACAAAAAAAAATGCAGCAAGTGCCTTATCTCTTGCTTCGGGGGCTGTTCGCAATTTGTATAATGATGGCATTATAACATTGACTGAATCCCGTAAAGAAGTCGCTAATTACATAGATATAGATCCTGATAACCCTGAAGGAGAGTTTAAACAGGAACCTCAATTAATAGAAAACAATATAGAAGATGAAAAACAAACTGAAAACTAAAAAAAGAGAATCAATAGGGATGCAGTACAAGGCACTCTCTTTTGAAATAAAAGACATAACGATAAATTCTGAAAGTCGTAGGATTTCGGGTTATGCCGCTGTTTTTGGGAACAAAGATAAAGCAGGCGATATCCTGATAAAAGGATGTTTTTCTAAAAGCATTCAGGAGCGAGGCCCACAAAGTAATGCCAATGATAAGATCATTCACCTGTGGATGCATAACATGAATGAGCCTGTAGGAAAGATTGTCACACTCATAGAGGACGACAAAGGATTGTACTTTGAGGCTGACATTGACGAGATCGATCTGGGGGATAGAGAGATCAAGCAGCTTGAATCAGGAACACTCAATCAATTCTCAATAGGTTATTCTTATGTTTGGGATAAGATAGATTATGATTCAGAAAAAGATGCGTTCATTGTGAAGGAAGTTGTCTTGTATGAGATATCTGTAGTTTCTATCGGTTGTAATGGCGAAACCTATTATGCCGGTTTAAAAACAGCAGAGGAAATAGAAGATAAGGAAATTGAACTTCAGAACGAAATAGAAGGTAGCCTACAGGGCTTATCTATGAAAAAGAAAACAGAGATATTAGGCCTATTCTCAAAGTTTAAAGCACTTATGTCTGTTAAGCCGGAGGAAGATATGAAAAATAATCTTCGTTCACTTAGCCAGGAGCAAGCCGCCAACAATCAAAGAAAAAGCCTATTCCATAATGTGAAATTCAAATAATAACTTAAAAGTAGTAGAAAATGAGAAAGTATTTCAAAGAACTGTTTCAAAACAGTATGAGAGGAAGAAAGAAAAGATTCAATCTCGCTTGCTCACTGTTTGCAATTGCAGTATTATCTTTTATTGCATTTGTTTCATTTGATGCGAATCCGCTTGCAGCTGGTGTTGTCTCTGCAGGTTTAGGGTTAATGGGATTTATTGATGAATCCACTCTTGATGAAGAACAAAAGAAGTTCTTTAAAGGGCTGGATGATAAACTTGAAGAACTAAATGTAAAGTTCTTGAAGGATGAACTTGGTAAGCCGGAGTATCTCAAGCAGCTTGAGGATTTGATGAACGAATTTAAGGATTTGAATGAGAAAAATCTATCGGATAAAATTGACAAGAAGGATTTTGCGGATTTTAAAAAAGAGGTTTGCGAGCAGTTAGTTAGAATTAAAGGCGCAATGGAAAAAACACCTTCCGGAGAATTTCGCTTGAAATCAATTACGGAGCAAATTAGAGAACAGGTGAAAGATTTCATTGTAAAAGATCAAAGTGGTAGAGAAATCGTTGATCTAAAGTCCGCATGTAAATCTTCACCTGGTTATAAAAAGCAATTTAACCTGGTTGTTAAGGCTAATACTCCTATTACATCTACTGTAACAGCAGCATCCGGTGTAACTCTTAGTCCAGGAGTTGTGTTTGATTCTACAATCTCAACGCCTCCTATGGCCGAAAGCGAAATTAGACAGTTCGCGAATGTTGCAACTATCAATGCTCGCACACTGGTATATACTGAGCTTAAAGATTCTACAGGAGACGCTGAATGGGTTCCGGAAGGAGGGTTAAAGCCTTCAATGACTGCCTCCATTCAAGAAGTTGTTGTAAATGCTGGTAAAGTAGCATTAACTGCTACATTAACGGAGGAAACATTAACTGATCTTCCGCAGCTGGTAGCAGAGGTTCAAGCCGAGATTATCAATAAAATTGGTATTGAAGAAGAAAACGGTATCTTGTATGGTGATGGAGAAAATGGAAACATAAAAGGCGTATTTACCGATATTCCGGAGTACTCTCTGACAAGCATCAAGGTTGATAAACCTAATAATTTCGATGCTATTGTAGCGGCATTTACTCAGGTAGTATCTGTATCCAAAATGAACTATGTTCCGAACTTGGTACGGATGAATCCAATTGATCTTGCAAATATGAAGTTGACCAAAGATGCTAACGGCCAGTATCTATTCCCTCCCTTCACATTGCAAGATGGTACTCTTATTTCCGGTGTTCAGATTCGTCCTTCTACATCCATTACGGAAGGCGAATTCGTATTGGGTGATTTCCGATATCTGAATATCCGTGACTATGTAGGATTGTCTATTACATTTGGCTGGGTAAATGATGACTTCCAGAAGAACCAAGTTACAATGATCGGTGAAAAGAGATTGTTGGCCTATATCAAGTCAAACTATAAGACGGCCTTTATTAAAGGGACTTATGCTACGATTAAAGAGGCTATTGATTCATCTAAAATAGAAGCTTAATAATATGAAAAGAGGAAAAGTAAACAAAAATGATGCTAAGAGTTACCATTTTGAGCCTTCTGACGTGTATGAAGTAACTTACATCAAGGCAAAGCATCATGAAATAGGAGATAAAGATTATGTGTCTCTCCCGGTTGCAATCATGTTCATCAATGACGGTAAAATCGCTTCTACTCCCGAAATAGAAGAGGCAATTTTAAAGTATGGTATGAGCGACTTGATTAAGATAAAATCTAAAAAATAGTAGAACATGCTTATAGATGAAACATTTTTCACAGGAGAACTTCATATAGAAGGGATAATTTCATATTCTGGCGTCCCGGCAAAGACCAATGAGGCTGCCAATTATGAACTGAAATCCTTGATTGCTCAATATGAACTTGAGTTTTATCGTAAAATATTAGGCTACGATAAGGCTAAAGAATTTGTTCAGTATATCGAGAATGGGGAAGTCGAAGAAAAATGGGATAATCTAAAAAACATGTTGGTCGAACAGGTAGGTGATCGGAAGATATCTCCGATTGCCTACTATGTATTCTTCTTCTATCTAAGAAAGAATCAAACACAGGCAACACCAATCGGTAATATAGATGAAAGTTCATCGAATAAAGTGACTCCTTGTAATATCAAGATGACAAGCGCATGGAATCAGATGGCATATCTTAACAGATATTTATCCGATTTCCTATACAATAATCAAGATGATTACGGTGGATATTTTTTCGATGAGCATTTATTGGAATTTATGAATCAGATGGGGATATGATTAGTATTGTAGACATATTCAAGGATATTAGCCGTAAGACTTCTGTAGGTGTAGGGATCAATCTGAATTTCCTTTTCGGAGAGTGGGCGCAGATAGCAAGGGAGATGGATATATTAAGCAAATCTCCAATTACAGAAGCCGGGAAATGGCCTCTTCTTGCTCTGTTTACTCCATTTGAAGAAGATAAAAGTGATCCATACCTGTATTGTACAGCAAGCCTTGATCTTATGATTGCTACTCGTACTTTGTCTGATTATACAAACGATCAAAGGCTTAGCATCTCCTATAAAGAAGTTTTACATCCTGTTTACGAACATCTTATTGCTGAAATAGGTAGAGATAATAGACTTGATTTTGGCCCTAAGAATATTGTGCCACATCGTTATGTAGATAATATGCGATATGGAAGTAGAGGGGTGTATGGTTCGGATGGTAAAAAGCCATTTGCCGATTTGTTTGATGGGATAGATATATTGAATTTGGAGATAAAAGTAAAGAAACCTAATTGCAGATAAAAGGAATGAAAAAATATAGAGATTGCGGAAGCGAAATATTTAATACGGGATCAAGTAAATGCCCGTTTGTTCCAGACTATGTAAAGGTAATCATTTTGACGCCAGAAAGTATGGTTATCAAAGATGATGAACTTGAAGAAAAGCTGGAAGAGATGATTCATGCAGACCGACCTAATCGAATTTATCCGATTGGTCCGATTGCTGAATATGCGCCGAGTGGGGGAGAAGCTCAAACTTCAAAACAGGGCTATGGTGCGTCTCAGATAACATCCTATTCCGAACTTATTGAAGTTTGGACAATGGAAAACTACGATGAAGGATTGCTGGCAAATATCATGAAACTTAAAAATGAACATATGAGGGCATTGTTCATTGATAAAAACAATGTGGTATATGGACAAAAGGATGCTGATAACACGATAAAAGGGTATTTGATGTCTTCTATCTATCCGTCGGATGTCCAGCGGTTCAAAACAAGCGGAGATAATGCAAAGATGGCCGTGAGTCTTGTTTATGATGATGTTGAAAAAGCATGGGTTGAGACTAAATCCTTGCAGGCAGAAACTGATCTTGTTGAAAAGGCAAAAGGGCTTGTTTGGGTTGATGTTGAAAAGATCGGCTCCTCCGGAACAACTTATAAAGTTGTCGAACACTATGGGAAATACGATCTTACCACAGCTTATGGCTCATTATTGGCAAAAACAGAAGGGGTTTGGGAATCCGATGTTAGTGCTGTTACATATAACAGTGCGGACGGAACGCTTACTATCACTCTACCGAAACGCCAACACTTAAGACGCCGGCTGATCTGTTGACTGCAGGAATTAAAGGTATAGAGCAATGGAAGTCGTAATGAATGGGGTTTCCTTTAATCGGGATATCTGTTCCAAAATGACACGAAAGCAATTTTTATCAGCCCATGAAAATGTTTTCTTTTTGGATAGGGATATTGAAGATAGAAGGAAAATTCTAATGGATGTGTATAGTATTATCAAAGGTAAATTAGTAACAGAAGAGGGGCTTTCTTAGGCCCCTCTGTTTATATTATGGGAACAATAGCTGATGTAGCCGTAAAGGTAAAGGTGTTAAAAGAAGACTTTCCTAAAACAATAACAGATACATTAAAGGAAAGTACTCCACTGATAAAGTCTATGATACAGGATCAATTAATGGCCGGTGTAGATGAAAATGGTAAACCGTTAAAGCCTTCATATCTTGATGATCCATACTTTGGAACAGTAAAAAGTGGTAAAAGAGCTGGTCAAAAAAGAAGTGACAGACAAAGGAAGTTTCTTGCAAATTTGTATATGGAATGGAAGGAGAAATTATATCCTCCTGCTTCTACTTTTTTACTTGGTCTAAGAGCCAGAAGCATTGAAACCCCAAATCTTATTATCATCGGGCCATATCATCAGAGCATAACACCTCGTATAGTTGGAGATAAAATTGTTACAGAATCAATAGGGTTTTATGCTGGAGATGATATTGAAAAGAAATACGGCTCTTCTCATTTAGGATTAACCAAAGAAGCACGTGCGCATTTGGTCGAATACCGTCTGACTCCAGCAATAACTAATCTATTAAAAGAATTGGGATTCAAATGACGCATAAAGCTCCATGTAATTGTTCGGCTCAAAATAAAGCAATGGCGAACCTTGATAATATAAGACGATTGGCTGGTAAAGCAGCTAAGATGGAACTGCGTATCTATGCTATTATCCGCAAGCATGACGACACTTACACTTTTGAGCCTATAGACGCAATTGGAAGTAAGGGAGATATAGTTGAATATGTACATTATCTGTGATATGTAGATGATGAATGAAGATAGAATAGAATACTTAATTAAGCTGCAAGAGGCAAACCTCAGATATCAGCAAACAACAATGTTCTGCTACAACGTATATTGGCTGGAATGGATGAAGGGAATGCCTTTAACCGGGGTGTAGCGGAGAACGTTACAGCTTATTATGCTATTCAGGCTATTGAGAGAGCAAAGGGGAATAATAATTCATAGTACAATTTTGTTATTCCGTATATTCTGGTTATATTTGTAAGACATAGAAAAAGATATAGAGCCTAAGAGCCATACCCGGTAAGAGTCATATCCTACGGGGTATGGCTCTTTTTGTTTAACTCAAAAAGAACAAAACATGAAGACAAATCAAATCATGATCCGAACTATTGGGAATTACAGTGTACAACAAAGAACATCAGATGGATTTTTTGATGCTTCATCTTTATTAAAGTCATGGAATGATAATCCAAACAACAAAAAGAGAGAAATGAACAAATTTTTTTCCTCTTCTAAAACAGGTGAATTTATTCAAGCTCTCAAATCAAAATTAGCCATATCGCAAAAATGCGACATGGTGAATATTAAGGTGTTAGAAGAAATAAAAGGTCGATCTACTAAAAAGGGAAGGACAAGTGATAAGGTGTGGGTTAATCCTTACTTATTCACAAAATTTGCGATGTGGATAAATCCGACATTTGAAGTTGATGTTGTTATGTTTGTCACAGATCAAATGATTCGTTACCGTAATGATGCTGGTGACGCTTATAAAGAATTAAGTTCTGCCGTAATGAAGGTTGTTCCGAGAGACTTCATGCCAAAAGCCATGCAGAAAATAGGGGAGGCATTGAATTGGATCATTTTCAACTCTCACGAAAAGATGCTTCGTAATAAGCATGGTGATGAAAATAAACAGCGTGAATTGTGGCAGTTGGAAAAGAAGATTGCCGGTTTGATAGATGAAGGATTTATATCAACCTACGAACAATTAATATTATACCTAAGAAAGTTGTATCGTAAAAATTGGGAACCAAAAGTACTAACGATATAAAACATTTTTTGATAAGTCTTCATTAAAGCTCATGCTGGTCTGGGAAGATAGGCATGAATGTATTTAGTATAACGTAAATATAACAATATGGCAAAAATATACACAAAATGCGATGAAATTCCCCTGTGCAAATTCATAGAGGTGTACAACGGAAATTTGGAAGCACTGGTTGTTTCCGGGAAGGTTTCGAATGATGAGTTGCGTGATACTGCATCATACTTGATGCAAGAATACGCTTCTATCATAGGAAATAATAATTTATCTTTTGAAATAGGGAAGAAAAACAGCATAATCAATTCTAATATAAAGCTAACCTTGCTTGATGCTGCCGCTAATTTGATAAATATGGGTTCATACAAAAATGCTTCAGACATCTTAGAATATGTTGGTATAAAAATGGCTGACGATCATTCAAAAGAAACTATTGATAAGACTCTCGATGCAATTAATTCAAATCGATCTTATATAGAAATGCGATTGACATTAGAAAGAAACAAGGAACGGCAAAAGCAGAATTTGCCTGTAAAGCCCATTGACTTTACAAGGGAAAGAATGATTGTGGGGACTCACTTTAAGATGTACATAGATCCTTTGAAATACACTGCTGCAGAATATGGGAATATGGTAAAAATGATGTTGGACGAATTAAAAGAGGTAAAGAGCTATGGCAAACGAAACTAAGATCACAGACATTGTTGGAAAAGAAGCTATAAACCAATTAACAGAGTTGGACAGTAAAATTGTTTCAGTCCAAAAAACATATGTTGAATTTGCTAAGAAGTTAGGGGATGGGCTTAAACTGAATCCTGAAAACCTAAAAGAACTGAATGCTAAAATACAGGAATATGGAACAAATATCTCTGGGCTTCAATCTTCTGTTGAAGATTATAACAAAGCGGCTAAACTGCGGGCGGATATAGAAAGCAAATTGGCAAAGGCGGCAAAGGATTATGCAGCTGCAGAATTGCTACGTATCAAAACCGAAAGAGAAAAGCTGAATGTTGACAAGCAAGTGGAGAGCCAAAGCCGGAAAAGGAAAGCCACTGAAGAAGAACTCACACGAATAATGCGCACTCAGGTAAAATCTATTACAGAGGCAGAAGATCAAAACCGTAAATTAAGACAGGCTGTAAAGGATGTTTCCGATGCTGACGCTAATGCTGCTAAAATACGGGCAGATTTCAATCGAAAAATAGATGAAAACACCAAATACATAAAACAGAATAGAGATTCCTATACTCAGCAAAAGATGAGCATTGGAGGTTATAAGGATCAAATCTTGGAAGCATTGAAGACACAAGGGTCTTTTAATGACAAAGTAAAAGCTACAATGAATGTCCTGAAGCAGCAAAAGGGGGCTATTGTCGTTGCTGCAGCAGGATTTGCTGCTTACAAAGTTGCAGGATTGGCCGTACAAGGGTTAACTACATTTATTTCTGATTCTATTTCTGTTATCAAAGACTTTGAGAAAGCAAATTCTATATTGGCTTCTATTCTTGGGACAACAAGTAGCGAGATAAAGGAGTTGACTGACGATGCAAGGAGATTAGGGGAAACGACTTCGGCAACAGCCTCCCAGGTTACTGCCTTGCAAACAGAATTAGCCAAATTAGGTTTTAGTAGGGATGAAATATTGGCCAGTACCGAAGCTGTGCTTAATTTCGCCTTGGCAACGGGAGCTTCTTTACCTGATGCAGCATCTTTGGCTGGTGCTGCTCTTAGAATATTTGGAGCCGATGCAGAGGATATGGATAGATATGTATCCGCAATGGCTGTTTCGACTAACAGATCGGCTTTGAGTTTCCAAAAACTCGCAACAGCAATACCAATTGTGGCTCCCGTTGCGGAGGCTTTTGGTTTTGAAATAGAAGACGTTCTTACATTGCTTGCAAAATTGTCTGATGCCGGTTTTGATGCGTCTATGGCTGCTACTGCAACGCGGAATATTTTTCTTAATCTGGCTGATGCCAATGGGAAATTAGCAAAGGCATTGGGTGGACCTGTAAAAAACCTGGAAGAATTACAAAAGGGCCTTATTTCTCTTCGAGATAGAGGCATTGACTTGAATGAAATGCTTGATCTTACAGATAAGAGAAGTGTTGCTGCTTTTGCGAGATTTGTCAAAGGGGCAGAGGATTTAGACAAGTTTAAAGAATCTATCACAGATGTAAATGACGAACTTAAAAAAGCGGCAGAAGAGAGAGTTAATAACCTGTCTGGCTCATTGACAAAATTATCTTCAGCATGGGAAGGTTTAATGCTTACTTTTTCTGGCAGTGCGGGAATAATGAAAACAGTTGTTGATTGGGCTACAACTTTAGTTGGAAAGATAAATGAGCTTGTTAGTACCAGTGAACAGCTTTCTGAAAAAAGAATCAATCAGACCAAAAGGGAAGCAAGAGAATTGGCTAAACAGCAAAAGATTGAAGAAGAATATTATAAGGATATTCAAGGTTTAAGGGATGGGTATATAAAACAGGGATTAAGCGAAGTTGAAGCAGCACGAAAAGCAAAAGAAAATGTAGTAGACATACTCAAGCAGCGATACGAAGAGCAGTTGAAGTTGGCTAAAGATTATGAAGATGAAAGGAAAAAACTTGATGAACATGATAAGAATAAATCCATCTTGGAAGGTGCAGCGGGAGGAATTAGCGGAGGTATACCTGGAGTTTAATGGGAACTATCCCTATAACAGGGAAAAAAACTTATGACTATGTTAGTGGAAATACTAATAAGCTAAAGCAGCTCACTACAGCTCAGAATGAGGCAACCACTTCCGCAGAGCAACTTTTATATGTTATTGAAAAAATAGAAAAGCAACCTATTGATAATAAAGATGTAGTTTCCTCTTCTACTTATAAAACCGAAGCTCAACTAAAGGCAGAAGAAAAAGCAGCAAGAGAACGTCTTAAAATAGAGCAAAATTTACAGGATTCCGTTATAGGAACAATGAAAGACGGATACGAAAAAGAGCGGAAGCAATTAATTTTCAATTATCAAAAAAGGATTGAAGCGATAAGAGGCAATTCACAAAATGAAATTGAAACTCGTAAAAACCTTAGTATTCAAATGAGTAATGCATTAGAACAATTTGATAGACAGCATACTCTGGCAATACAGGAAAAAGAATTATCATATCGTTTAAGCATTGTAGAAAAAGGTAGTGATGAAGAGTTAGCATTAAAACTTGAATCGTTAAACCTTCAGGAGGAGAAGGAACTTGAATCATTAAAGAAACAAGTATCCAACTTGGAAGAGTATGAGGCTATGAAGCTTCTCATCATTCAGAAATATAATAAATTGAGAGAAGAAGAAAGCCGTAAGGATGAAATAAAATCTATAAAGGATAGGTATGCGGATGAATCTTTGGCATTAAAAGAGCAATCGAGTCAAGAATTGAATGAATTAAAGAATCAATATGCTGAAGGATTGATAACTAAGGAGGAGTACGAAAGAAAAAGTGCGGAGATAACCGAAAAATACGCTGTAGAAGGCGCCAAACTCCAGATAGGTATGCTTAAGCTACTTGCTTCCCTCCTTACGGGTAATGAACTGCTTGACGCAAAAAGATCTGTTGCCGAAGCCGAAATGGCATTGGATAACATGGTTGCCGAGAATGCGGTAAATGCACATAAAAGATCAGAAAAGTCTTCTAAAGAGTGGCTTAAGGAGCATATAAAAGAAATAGACACCGTTGTTCGTATTGTAAATGATGCTGCAAATGCTGTTGGCGGAATAGGAAGCGCTTTATATGAACGTCAAATAAATAATATAGACAATCATATTAAAGCGAATCAAGAAGCATATGATAAGCAAATCGCAGATATAGAGTCTTTGGCAGAGAAAGATATTATAACAGCAGAAGAAGCAGAAGCCCGTAAACGTACGGCAGAAGAACAAACATCAGAGCGTAATGCGGAGCTTGAAAAAAAGAAGGCGGACTTGCAAGCAAAACAAGCGAAATTCGATAAAGCTATTAGTATATCCCAAACAATAGCAAATACAGCACAAGCAGTAATGAAAACATATGCACAGGCTGGATTTTTTGGTGGAGCTGTTGCCGCTGCTATCGTTGCTGCTATTGGGGCCGCTCAACTTGCTACCATCATAGCTCAGCCTATCCCAAAATATGCAAAAGGTACAGATTATCATCCCGGAGGCTTGGCTATTGTTGGTGATGCCGGCAAACACGAAGCTATTATATCGGGAGGTAAAGCCTATATCACACCGGACACGCCGACACTTATGCCGATTCCTAAAGGCGCTGAAGTTTTGCCTGATATCCACGATCCGGAGTTTTACTCCCGCTTTATGGATAATAGCTATTGGCTGACGCATAACAAAGCTGGGGAACCGGTTCAGATTGTTAATAACTTCGATGCAGAGGGTATTATTCAGGCAAATAACAAGACAAACAATGATTTAAAGAAAGAAATTCGTTCATTGGGTCGGATAATATCAAAAGGCCAACAAAGATCTGAATATAATTCATTTATGAACTCAAAATTGAATTGACATGATACGAGTGCAATTATTAATAGGCGGGAAAAAGTATGAAGCAACAGACGACCTTGTAAATTGGGAGGACGTAAAGACTTCTATTAGGAGAAAAGATTTTGGTGGAGTATATAGAACTTTTGGAGATTCCTTTGAATTTGCTGGTAATTCTTATCTGCTCTTGGAACATGAGTTTTTAACAAACTATTTGAATGCTTCTGCTGTAATAGTTATAGGGGTGTTGAATAATTCGTGGACATACAATGAGAAGATGCGATGTACTCTTGATTTCTCTTCATACGAGAATAACGGTAATACTATATCTATTAAAGCAGTAGACAATAGTGCTGAAGCGATAATTAATGCCAACAAGTCCCAGGTTTATGATATCCCGGTTTCAAGTCTAAAATCCGGTGAGCTTTATTATGATAGGATGGATCTGAATAATAAATGCGATTTTTATGTTGTTCCTACAGAAGAGCAGACTGAAGAAGGTATTTATAAGATAAGTATGCCTGCTAAATTTATCATGGAGGCCTATAACTTCCCGGTTAGTTATGGAACCGTTAATTTCCCCGTTAAGAACAAAATAGATGTAGGGGATGTTGCAATTACTTCTACTGGTAACGCAAACTATTACACGGGGTATATGATTAAAGGTCTTACACGTACAAGTGTAAAATATAGAATGTCTTTTGATGTATATGCCACAATTAAAGGAGGAGATACTAATAAATTAAGACTAATGGTAGAAAAATATGAAAGGGTAAAAGATGGAGAAAAGCCAATTCCTACAGTTATAGATACGATATCAATACCTTTTGGGAGTAAGGTTAGTATAGATAAAACCTATGATATTGACTTGAAAGAGGGTGATAGGATTATAATGTGGGTTGGACAAGGTGATGATGTGTCGTTATGGAAAGGAGATGTGCTATTAACTGTGTCCAATGTTAAAGAATTGAGTGTTTCATACATCGGCCGAAATGAACCTGTCAATATTGATGTTTTTACCCCTAATGACCTTCTTACCTCTCTTCTATCCAATATGGGTTTAACTGACATATCGGGATTTGTAGAAGAAGGAGCTATCGCAATTCCTTTTATGATGGCCGCCGAAAGCGTCCGAGGAATAACCAATGCAAAGGTACACACTTCATTCAGCAAGTTCGCAGAATGGGCTAAAGCATGTTTAGGCTATTACTATAAGATAGAAGGCAATAAAGTCGTATTCCGTCATTTTACAAAAATGTATGATCCAGAAACGATAAAAGAACTTGATTTTGTAAATAGCTTGGATGTTTCGATAAATACCGCTTTGATTTATTCCGGTGTAGAAGTCGGCTATGAGAAGAAAGATTATGATGAAATAAATGGCCGTGACGAGTTTCATGTAAAAAACAGTTTCTCTACTGGTGTAAACATTAATGACAACATATATAAGTTAGTTAGCCCTTATAGAGCGGATTGCTATGGAATTGAGTTCCTGTCCCAAAAGAGGGAAGAAGAAACAAAAGATGATACCTCCGATAATGATCTGTTTATCGTAGATGCGATATTGGTTCTTGATCCGGCAACATCTTCGCTTGTATTAAAGTTGAATAGGCAGGGATATCGTCCTTCCGGGGTATTATTCCCTTATTCAGTCTTTAACGTAGCCTATTCTCCAAGAAGGATGCTGCTTGCAAATAAAGAGTATCTGTCGGCTTGTACGAAAAGACTTGATTTTACCGCTTCTGAAGGTAATGCCGATGCTGTTTTATTAGAGGAAAGCGAGAAGTCCTCTGTTTTAATAGACAGTCATTTCTTTAGGGTAGAAACTGTGAAAGTCGAAACTATAGGGCTTTCCCCTTTCCCTCCTTCGTATGAAGGGTTGATCTCTTTTAGATATAACAACAGGCTGTATAGTGGGTATGTATCCGACATAACGGAGTATATAGGAAAGGTCCAATCTACAGAATATACGTTGATATGCAAAAATATTGATTAGCATTGTCTTTGTTCTAAATAATTACTATATTTGCAGACATAGAGCCAAAGAGCCGTACATGTAGTTAACGCTGCATGCACGGCTCTTTTTGTATGTATAAGCGTATGATAAATATAAGCAGTGTATCTCCTTTGATTTTCGACGTTGAAAGTAACGGCTTTGAACATTCTATTGATTATGTTCAGAAGTTTGCCAGGGAAGATATACCGATCCTTGTACAGATAGTGGATGTCCCTAATAAAACATTTTCTATGTCTCTTGTAGATTTATACAATGGTACTATATATCCGGTATCTCCTCAAAAACACGATATCAACGAATATAATACGCTGTATGAGTTTACGATAAACCCTTCTAATGGCACGTATCAGGCTACAATATCTGACGGCAAAAGCGACAAGGCAGTCAGTATTCCTTTCTGCGTACATGATGCATCCTTGACTCCTGATACCATACAAGTAGAATACACTAATACGAATAATCAACAAGCTTTTGGTGCTGTTTTCGATGTATCCGGAACAATGCGGACATTCAGAATGCGCGTTGAAGGCGGAGTGAAGTCAGATGGCCGACAGCTTGCGGTAGAGAACGAGCAGTTTAGGACGCAGAGACAAGAACCGATAAACCTGTATTCTGTCCCTTATGAGAAAAAAACGCTTACAATAGGCGATAATGAAGGCGTTCCGTTTGAAATAGCCCGTCTTTTGAATAATATATTTTGCCTGTCTTCGGTAAAGATCAATGGCGTTTCTTATACAAGAAGCGAATCGAGCATACCGGAACAACAGGCTATTGCAGAAAGATACCCTCAATTCAACTATACAATGACTGTGGAATGCTCCGAGAATGTATCCTATAACGGCTTTACCGAATATCCGGATGGTTCGGGTATTGTTGGTGAGGTCAGCTTGAATGTCTCGAATGCTAAAGATGGTCAGGTCCTTGTATTTGATGGAAATGAGGGAAGTTTTGTTAACCAATCACATCTTGATTCACTATGAGTAGAAAGAAGTTAACAAAACGGATTTGGTACGGATCGGAAACGGCTATTGACAGTGAAGGAAAGACGGTTGCCGCTGCTCCTGTTGTTGCTGTAAATGATGGTTCGGAAGATTGGGAGTTGAACGGATTGGTCAGAGGAGAATTGTATCTCAATGATAACCCTTATGACCCTGCATTGTTCTGTCTGGGAAGCGATAATCTCGTAAAGAGAATAGGCGGTACAGGATCAGGAAGCGGAGAAATTGTAAATGTGGATGTTGATTTGAAGGAAGGGGTTGGTATTGACATCAAAAAAGATATGGCCGGGGAGATTGTAACTTTTACTATTTCCCATGAAAAAACTTCGACGGCTAAATCAACATCAAATTTTGATGATTTATTCGTTCAGAATATAGGCATAGATGATCTTGGCCATGTTACGTCTATAGAGAGTGCAAGGCTTGCTACTTATCTTGATGAGAGGTATCTAAGAAAGGATATCGACGACACTGCGCATGGCAATATACTATTCGATAAGAAGATCGGCTCATCCATTTTTATTGATGACTGGGAAGGAAAGGGCTGGGAGATCACGGCCCCGGGAGCGGCCACGTTAGACTCACTTCGTGTAAGAAGTGATATACTCGTCGGTAATAGTGTGAGTTCTCCTTCGTTTGCATCTGGATTTGCAGGATGGGGGGTGGAAGTTGACATCTCGACTGCAACGGCAGAGATGGACAACTTGTTTGTCCGTAAGACATTTACAGCATACGAAATCGTTTATTCGCAGATATACGGCCTTGGTGGTAGTCAGATTGTTTCTGATCTGAACAAGATTGCCCGCGTGGAAGTGATGGTGGACCGATATCGTTGTTATATGGACGATATGGACGGGCTAATGCTTATGAACTTACGCAAAGGTGACGGTGTACGAATCCAGACGCGTACCGGAACGACAAGTATCAAGTATCTTATGGGGCGTTGTATCGGTGTTGATAGCGATTACTTTGATATTGCCATCCCTCTACTTGAAGGCACTGGACAGCCGGAAGCCGGAGACTTTGCTATGCGCTGGGGTAATGATGAAGACACAGACCGTCAAGGATTGATCTATCTCACTACTGCCGACAGCGGTGCTCCTTTCATTGATGTATATGACGGGATTACCGGTGTCAGTACAGAAGGCAAGTTGAAAGCTCGTCTTGGGCATCTTACTGGTATCAGAACGCAAAGAGGCGATCAGCTGTCGGGTTATGGTGCTTATCTAAATGGCATATATATCGAAAATTCAACTATGATCCTTCAAAATGGAGATACAATCGATCAGACTTTCATAGCCATGAACGGCAAGTTTGAAAGCCTTATTGACGGTATCCGTAACGATATCTCGGCCGAAGGTGGCAATATCCTTGTTAATTCATCATTTAGCCAGAATACTAATTACTGGACGGCCGCAAACAATGTCCATTTCATCAACATTGGGGGTGAATACTTATGGATGGACGGTAGTTTCTACGTTGAAAAAGACCAGGTCGCCGATATCTACAATGATAACGGTAGAAACGTTCTGCGTATAAGAAACACGTATATCCTTCAGCAGAACGGCATAATGAACATACCGGATCATACTGAAGGAGAAGAGAAGACATATTCTTTTTCGCTGTTTTGTAAAGTGCTTCGTGCCGGTTCATGCGGGTTTGGTATCCCCGGAACGGACCTGTATCACGAAGAGCAATTACCGGTAAGCGACAGCTACCAAAAGATTTCTAAGGTTGGCAAATGGGACGGGACTGGAAATTTTGAACTTCGGTTTACGGGGGAAATCTTAATCTATGGTGTAGGGTTGTTCTCTGATGAGATAGCCGATGCGATTATAAAATTGCAGACGGATTTTCAGCAAACAGAAGAATATATCAAGCTATTAGCAACCAAAGATTATGTAGACAGCGAGACAGAGCAAGTATATATACACTATGACAGCCAGTTGCAAATTACGGCCGAACAGATGTCGGGTATTTCGACGAAGGTGGATAATATCAACAATACGATAGAATCTTCTGGATGGATAACCGAGGCACAAGGTACGACTCTATTCGCGAAAAAGGACATGGAGAACGGAAGTTCGATTGTGAATGCTATCAACGTAGGCACAAGCGGTATATTGATCCAAGCAAATAGGGTAAATTTAAATGGTGCGGTTTCGTTTTCTATGCTATCAGATTATAATACAGTCAATAATCGGATAAGTTCAGCTCAAAACACAGCAAATAATGCAGCATATGATGCTCTGGACGCTTGGAATAAGGCTGTTTCGGCAGCATCTTCAGCTTCAACGGCAAATACAAATGCCACTAATGCACAAAAAGCGGCAGATGAAGCTGCAAAAAAAGCTGTAGAAGCATTGACTCAGGCTGGTGCTATTCCAAGCTGGGCAAAGGAGTCTTCTGTAATTGAAGCCATGAAATCAAGTGGGTTTATATTAGGGGGATATCTTAATGTTCAATATGCTACCATTAATGAAATACAAGCGGTAAAGGGAACCGTCGGAGGGTGGTATATTGGAAATTCATCTCTATCTAATTCAAGCAATGGGCAAGGATCGGGCACAATCTCTGGTGCAAGTTTTGATATGTATAGTACTACTTACCCCGGCACTAATTTTTTGCACATGAATCCGGCTGCATCGACAATTTTAGCAATTAGAGCCGACAATAAGACTGGTCTAAGCATAAGTAGTAGTAATGTAACTGGGACTTGCTTATCATTATCTGCTCAAACAGGGAGTGCCGCTGTTCATGCCGCCGGCGGTGCGAGCTGGTATCAGAGATCTGGAGAAACCTGGAATATGCCTGGTGTCCTGGGCGTCGCTTATTACATGAATAGTGGAACGTCAGGTAGCATGACTAAAGTATGGGGAGAAGGGATTGTCTGGGGACGCTGTACAAGAAATGGAACAGGCAATTATACTGTAGCTTTTACAAGAAATAGTAATACAGATATAGACTATATGCCTATTATAGGGGGATATAATAATTTCTATGGTTCATTCTGCATAACGAATAAAACAAGCAGTACGTCTTTCACATTTCAAGCGGTAGCTACTAACGGAGATGCTCACGATGCGCAGTTCTATATAGTAATGGTAGGTAGGAATAGATTAACTTAATTAACAATATAAAACAAAGGATTATGAAACAGGTGAATTTTAAAGAATTAAATGTAGAAGTGGATATTGATAGTTTCCAAAAAAGGGATGTTCGCAATCTTGTCGGAAATTCATTACATCGTCAAGCCGAAACTGTACCTATCTCAGAGTTGGCAAAAAAGATTTATTATTCTGATGGAATCGTGGAAATTTCAGATGAAGATTACGACGTAATGATTCCATTTTTACGATTATCAATCAAAAAGTTCATTGTCGATTCAATAGTGAAAGCTGCGGAAGAATCAGAAAATAAGGAGGAATAAACATGGATGTATCAAGGGATATGCGTACAAGAGAAGGCAGTAACACTGTTGCTGGATGTGAAATATCGTATTCGATAATTCAGCGTACAAATGAAGAGCCTTCTAATGTTTCAGTCTCCATTAAAACAAAATTCGGTGGAGAAAATATTGGCAATGCACAGTTTTATAAAGACGGGAAGGTTTATATTTCTTTGCCTGGTTCGGCTTTCATAAATTATACAAACGTAAAGGAAATCATTAATACAATACTTGATGATGTCATAAGCGTATTTAACGAATCAAAAACAGAATAAATTATGTCAGTAGGAGATATCATCATACCAGATAATACAATCACACCGGAAATCATGCAGCAAATCGCAGCTGCAGTAAATGATTTGCTTTCCACGACCGCAAAAGATCCTGGGCAGTATGAAGAGGTTCAATCCCTCACGGGTATCTCCTCGCTGCCGGTGTTTCAAGTTCTTGGCAACACGTATAAACTTGTGCGTGTTGCAGTATCGGTTCTTAAGGGTGTCGATGGGCGTGAAGTGTCATTGCAAGTCACGAAGGATTACATCCAATGGCGTTATACGGACGGCAATTGGCAAAATCTAATCGCTATCGCAGACTTGAAAGGCGCTGCCGGTGAAACGCCGGTCTTCCGTACCGGTTCTTCCGGCATTGAATGGAAATACGTTTCCGAACCGGATACTGCTTACAGGTCTTTAGTTTCTTACGATGTTCTGAAACTGAAGTTTTCCGACTTAACGACAGAACAGATACAAGAATTTTGGGAGGCAATACCGGCTGATCTTATTACTCTGTTTCAAAAACCAGCCACAGATGCCGCCGCAGAGGTCCGTAACGAAATGGATCAAATCTCCGAAGCAGCATCAATCGCTATCAATAACGCAAATGATGCTGCAGCAAACGCAAATAAAGCAGCAGAGAACGTCCAGGACGGAGTAGATGGCAAAACCCCTGTTTTAGAATCTGTCAGTGCCATATCAGGAGAAACCCCTTCCGGTAGTTTTTCCCAAGTCGGTGTTGATGAAAGCGGCAATCCCAAATACATCCTTAACCTTACCTTACCAAAAGGAAAGAACGGTCAACCAGCTGTCTTCGAAGCTGGGACTACAACGACATTAGCCCCTTCTGCCGAAGCATCAGTAGAAGTTGTGCCAAATGGGGAAACACCTAACGGCAATCCTAAGTATATATTGAACTTTTTTATCCCTCGTGGTGAAACAGGCTTGCCAGGTGCAGGATCGGGTAATGTCTCTGCTGAAGGGGCTGGACTTGTAGCCGGTAAGAAGTATTTTTTTGTACCTGATGCAAGTGATAGCACGTCTGGGCGCTTTGTCGAATATGTCGATGGACCGGGGTCGGGGATTGATGCAGATTTATTAGATGGGAAACAGGGATCTGATTATATGCTTGCGAAAGATGCGGGTAAATTTGTAAAGACTACTGGGGTTAATACTATTACTACTGATACAAATGATGTTAGCCTTAACATAAAAAATACAAATAATAATCCAAGGATACAGTTTGTTTATAAAGATACTGTTACTGGAACGATGGGTTCTGTCTCTCAATATTTAAAGGGTATCGGAATTACTAATAGAACTACTGGTGTTCAGTTTGGTTTACACGATACATATGGATTGTCAATATATGATACTGCTTATCGCAAAGTATGGCATGAGGCTAATGACGGTAGTGGTTCAGGTCTTGACGCTGATTTGTTAGATGGTAAGCAAGGATCAGAATATGCATTAAAGACCGAAATACCGGATGCTATACCTGATGCACCGGCTGATGGTAAGACGTATGGTCGGAAGAATGAGGCGTGGGTAGAGATAGTCGGAGAAGGTTCTGTCATTATTCCCGACAGCCTTGTTACCTTATTTATTCAAAATAAGGATAATATCCAAGCGATACCCTCTGATCAGATTCTTATGGCTTTAGGTGGGGAAGATTCATTTAATTCTATAGTTGATGGTGTTATTGCCAATCGCCCGGTCTTTGTGCAATATGATGTATCAGGAATGCCTATGTTCTTTCCTGTATCATCGATGTCTGGAATGATTGATGGTGTTAATATAGGTTTTGCAGTAAGCGTTAATATTGACCTGTCGGTAATAGGTATGCCTGTAGCTTCTCGTTTAAACATTATAATAAGGAAACAAGATGGAGAATACTACGCAGATGGAACGGTAGAAGTAGTTAATACTACCCCTAAAGCCGTATATTTAGATTTAACTCAGGCTTATGGTGCTGATGGCCATTTTTTAAATACTATTCCACAGTCATTTTATGATGAAATACAAGACGCTTATAATAATAAAATAACTTCGGGTTTGATGAAGGATGATGTAATTGTACCAATTAATATCATTAAAAATTCGGGCGAATACATAGTTAATAGCGCAATGACAATGTCATACGGCGGTGTTTCAAATGTTATAAAACTTGTGACACTGTACGTTTATTCAGATTTGAGTTTAGTTGGATATGAAGGGCTATCTACACTTATTATAGATGGAAATGGCACGGAAGCTCTAATGGATAATGGCGACTATAAAAGAGTTGTATTGCTCTCACCAGTAACGATGACTTCGTTAACGAATATACCGATTAGCACTTATTCGATTGCAGTTACACTGTCAGCCGCCAGCGCCTTATCATTTGCATCTACTCCGGCGGAAGGTTGGGAGTGCATGATCGACATCAAGAATAGTTCGTCGTCAAACATCACACAACCGCTCCCGAACGCATCTGGTTGGCAATGTGACGATACGAGTATAACGATCGCATCTGGTAAGATCGCATCTATCTCTGTAAGGTACATACATGGTACTTATGTGGTAATCGCTAAGGGTAATTAATTCAAAACGGGAAAGATATGAAACGGCGGATAGTATTAGGAGGTAGCAAGCTACAAGCTGGGGACTATTACAGAAAAAATGGTGTAGTGGTAGGCGTAATGATCAATGAGTCACAATATATTTCATTATCAGACCAAGCAAGCTCATATGTGAGTTATAGTTCTGCTACTTCTTTACAATCTTCTTACTCGATACAGGGGATAACAGGATGGAGAATGCCTACGAATGACGAATGGGGAGTTATTTATAGTAACAAGTCAATTATTAATAAAGCACTTAGTAATGTAGGATCTGTATTACAAAATGATTGGTACTGGACGTCCACTTATGGGAATATGGGATATGGTAGCGGTTATTATACCTGTAATTTTAAAGATGGAAGCTATTGGGCTCCTGGTAGCTCAAATTGCGTTAGGTTAATACATGATGTTGATTAAATATTAATGATATGATATACATACACAAAAACACAGGATTTTGGGAGCTTACAGATATACTCCCAGCTTCTTATAGGGTAGGGAGAACCCTCGAAGATTACGAACAAGGGGCGTACCTGGATCTTAGTGACGAACAAGCAGCTTTTCATGCCGAACACCCGGATGCGTCTCAGATGGAGGTCTGGAACATGGAGCTAACGCCGGAACCGGAACAACCGGTTGTGCCTGATCCCGAACCCGACGATCTGGCAATTGCCCGGCAAGCAAAGCTACAGGAGATCGCCGAGCAGGATGAGTTCAGTAATAAGTTCTTTGTGTCAGTCACACAAGGGGGAATAGAGGTTGCTAATCAGGAGTTGTGGATTGACAAGGATTTGCGCAACTCCCTATACAGTATCACGCTCCCGGCATTACAGTCGGACGGTGAAACAAAGACAAAGCTCTGGACGACCGGAACGCCGCCG